TTGATATACTCCTGTAGTCCTTTTACCAGTCTTACGTCACTTAACGGATATGGATTACGGTTAAAACCGTTCATAAAAGGAACAATTGGATATTCCTCAATAGGGAGCACCACACTAAACAACTCTACATCTCCAACACTTACAATCTGCTGGATTTGTGTTAATTCTATTTCATTAACTAAAATACCACCATCATCAATTAAATGTTTTTTGGTTAGTATATCAATGGTAGATGTACTATTGGGAATCGAACCTGCATGCTCTTCTCCTGCCATAGGAGTAGGTTGCCCTGTATTCATATCCATCATTAAGTGATATGTAGTACCTATTTTTTCTGCTATCTGCATATACATACTAACACTTTTCTTATCTGTGTATACCGATTGACCTTCTGCATTGGTTAAGATTACAATAGGCTCTTTCGTGTACTCTTCGTACTCTACTTGATTCAATACTTTCTGTTCATCACTTAAAGGATCGTATATTTTAAAATAAGGATCTTTTACCTTCGTATATCGTTCAAATAATTCTAATTCTCTTTCCCCTGTAATAGAACTCCCTGTCATTCTGCGTTTCATGGTAACGTCTTCATTACGAAGTCCATATCGTGATCCTGCATCCATATTGATATGACTGGTTTCTGCTGCTTCTTTAATCTGCTCTGCAAATTCAGGATAATACTCAATCAAATGAGCTTCCGATACTAGCTTTCCAACGATCATATGTGCAGCATCTCTGCAAAAAGGATCTTTAGACGTAGGATCAATAAAAAGTTCTAATGGGTCTATAGATGTAAGCTTGACCTCACCAGATCCAAAATCTGCATCTGGGTCGATGTGTGCCATCATTACCCCCATTCCCTTAACATAGTAATCGTCTATTGCTTGTTTCAGTTCTACATTCCCATTAGAATTATCCCATATATAGGCCATAATATCTGAAAACATTCTACCGACCTTTGCATCGCTAGTCTCTCTAGCAGTCGATTGGAATTTAGGGGAGTTTGCAGTCAGCATTGCCTTGGCTTGCTCTACTGCTGAATATACTACATTTACAACCAACGGCTCTTGTGCTCTTTGTCGTAAGGCACGTACTTGATCGTCTGTCCATTGTTTGCCGTTACGAAACTCATTATCTTCTACAGCTTGTTTTGCCCAATTCTGTCTGGCAGAGCTGTAATCAGATAATAAATCTTGTGTTAGTTGTACTTCATCGGTCTTAACGGTATTCTTATGCATGCAGAAAGGGGTTTTAGTGTGTTAAACGTTTACTTTAATTAAAAGTTCCATATTATGCTATCTTCCAACTTACATCATCCTCAATATACTCTTTATAAGTTTCTTTTTTTGTTGTACGTGTTTCGTTGTGTACAGGTGCAAAACATTTTTTGGTTGCATAGAACAATCCATCTAGTAAATCATCATGTTTTCCTCTAGGGTATAACAGCAACTCATCTTTCAATTCTTCCATCGTTTCCAGCATATACATTTTCTTTTGAGCAAAGTAGGGTTGCATAGTTTCTAGTCTAGAAGATTTACTGGTTCTGGGACTTTCTTTAATTTCCAATCCAGAAATAAATATTTTTTCTTCATCACAACGTTGTCGTAAGTATTCTCGTAGCATTTCCTGATAGCCTACACTCTCTACTCGTACTTTAACAGGTTTAAACATTTTAAAATACTCTATAATGTTTTCTGCAAGTTGCATGGGAGTTGCCCTATTACGGTAATACTGGAGAATATACCTGTTGTTGTTTTCGTCTACCGCTACTGGCATAATTACAGAGTAATCTGCTGTCTTACGGACTGAAGAAGCAGGATCAACTCCCATAAACACATTGACAGGTATGGTTTTTTCTTTATTTTTTAAATAATGATACCCATCGCTGTCTATTTCTAATTCATAGTCATGGTATTGGATATAATCCAGTTTAAACAACTGATCTTCATCTCCAATAATTTGACACATGTATTCTCTGTAGAATACTGAACTACGTCCTATGGACTCTAATTCTTCTTTTTTCTGTACTAATTTTTTTATAGGCTGCCATTCTTCCCACAAAGCAGTATTTTTAGTAATGCTGGGACTAAAATGCATATTGTGCCACCCTTTCATCTCTTTTAGCACTTCGACCATGCATCGTTGGTGTTGTGGCGTACCAATTACAATGATTTTACCTTTTTGAGGGTCTAAGGAGGGGACAGCACTCTGTAACAGCCATCGTAGATTGGCTTCCATAGCTTCAGCGGTCTTCGTATTATTCTCATCTTCAGGATCGTCTACAATAATCAGCGTTGGTCGTTGGCTTCCCACCTTAATTCCACGTAACTGTTGACCTGTACCTTTGCATATAATCATGGAACCGTCTTTCAATTCAACTTCACTTTTAGCCCACTGCCGTGCACTATGCTGCCCCCAATATCCGTATATCTGACGAAAGGTAGTACTATATTCGATTGTATCTTTAATTGTACCCAGTAGTTTAATAGCATGATCCTGTGTTCTGGATACCAGTACAATAAGTTTTGCTCCACTATGGTTCATGATGTGGTAAAGGGGATATACACCACCGACTATAGAAGACTTAGCATGACCACGTGGAGCGATAATATTAATTTGTTTATTGTCTTCTTCTAATAAAGCATCTGCTATTTTATAGTGAAAATCTGGAGAGGCTACAGAAAACATGTTTGGCATAATAACCTTACCAAACATAATCATGTTTTTTATAAGCTTATCTTTGATATACTGCTTATGATTTGCCAATTAATTTAACTGATCTCTAAATGTTTCATATTGATAGCCTAATGCCTCTATTTCTTTTAAAGCATCAATAGCATACGTAGCCATCCATGCAGAATCTCCTTTTTGCATAATGGCTAAAACGTGTAAGGCACGAACAGCAACGTCTAATTGCTCAGTTTTAAGAGCATCGTCTGTTATACCCTGATAATAAAATTCTGGATCATTCAGGTCGTTCATCTTCTTCACTCTTTCTTTGTAAGGTTAGTCGTTTATCTTCTTGTGCTATTGTATCGGCTATTTGTTTGGTGTAATCCACCTGTATCGTATCGGTTATCATCTTTTTATTTGGTTTCATTTCCAATAAATCCATTAAATAGTCGTTTGCTTTTAAAAAATTGTTTACATCCCCTTTTTCTTCAGACATTTTTAGAGCTAGTACAATGTTATCTACAGCAAACTCTTTGGAAATACTCTTTTTAGCCAATATTTCTTTTAATTTTTCTTCCACCATCTTCTTTGCTACCTTCTGTTTAAGGAATCTGCGTACCGTTGCAATGGGGATTTTCTGGTCAGGTCTATATATTTTACCAAGAGTGTCATAGTCCACTTTTCCATCCGCAAGGAGCATTTGTGCATAGGCGGTAACAGTATTTTTAGCACGTGTTGTTCCAGCTTCTTCTTGATCCCACGTACGCTTAGGGTTGGTTTTGCTATAGACTCCGTATTTGTGGTTTTCTTCAAAATTTATTTTGGTAAAACGACTAGTCCAACCCACTCCACAAGTAAGTTTGACAAATGTTTTACATTGTCCCTGCTTATCTGTATAATTGTTTCTAGCGTAGCATACAGCCACATAATTATCATCGGTGATTGCATATTTACCCACTTCAGCATCCTTCCAATAGACATAATCCACTTTTTGTTGATCAGCTTGCTGTTTAGTGAGTATGTCATAATATGCTGTTTTACCTTCAATTCTTCTTTTTATTCTCATTTCCCCTACTATATAGTTATCATTACTATATAGTAATCCATTACTATATAGTAATTCATTACTTTATATAAATAATTACTATATGGTTAATCCATACTCTCCTTTTTTGGAGAGTATCCTAATTTTTGTGCTACTATTTTGGATATGATCTCATATTCTGCTTCCATCTGGTCAGCAGTAGCATTTTGTTTCGATACAAAATATTCATACTCCTCATCTGTCATTACTTTTTCGTCCCACGTACCTGTAGATAGGTTAAATACTTCGTATACTCTCTTTAATTTAGTCTTCATCTTAAGCATTACTTTAAGTTACTACATTTATTTAACGTTCTGAAAGGTATTTAGTTCCAAGTACTTATTTAAAAAATAGTTGTAGAATGTGTGTGAGAGACACATGTTGCTACTACCCCCCTTGTTATCAGGTTGGGTTGGTTAGAAACGGTTGAGTTCATTCAATTAGTTTCATTACAATGTGTCTATCGACCCAGTTACTTCTACATATACACTCACTAT